AAACGCATTAATCAAAGCATAGATGCCCCCAAGGCGATCATGACTCTTTGTGCTGCTTTTGCAACCGGAGTTGGATTATATCTGCTTATTAAGAGCGTTTGGAGCGCCACAACTGCGCTTGTACCTCAAGCGTTTGAAGGATCGTATGGTCAAACCCCACCGCCAGATGATACGCAACGTATCGTCCGATCTTATGAAGACAAATATGCTTGCAATTCTGCTGATTTATCACAGTCTTCGCTTTCGGCTAAAGGTCGTCCAAAAGACACCATTGTCAGACATATCAAACGCGCTATGGTGGTTTTTGATACCAACCATGGAAAGGTCCGGCGCAATTGCGCCTTCAATTACAAATCTGATTTGTATGTCGTAAACAATCATGGAATACCTCCTGTTGACTATTTTTTACTTAACGTCATCAGTGATGAAGCCTGTGGGCTTTCTAGCGGTTCCCGTGATATTCAGGTCGATCCCTCTATGATTCTTCGAATTCCTGAGAAAGATCTTGCCTTTATACGTTTGCGATGTCGGCCGCCCGGAACTGATCTATCTGAGTACTTTGTTATGAAATCATACATTGGAAAAGTAGACGGTGCCCTTTATGGGAGAAGAGCGACTGGCTATGAATTTACAAATCCCGTCAAGAATATCGACATCTCGTACTCCAAATGGCCTACGCACGATGTCTTTGCTGAGACAGATACCTGGAAAGGTCGTCCAGAAGTATTGACGGAGAAAGGTGATTGTGGTGCTGTGTTGTTTTCGCAGACAAACGGTATCCCTCTGATCTTGGGCATACATGTCCTCGGTTATGGTACTGAATGTGAATCGATTCGCATTAATCGTGAGTTGTTGACTCGTGTGGAAGAACAGTTTCCTGCGGCTAAAATAAGTCGTGGGAAAGTGGAAGTATCCGCACCTTCTGCACCCCAGGTTTTGGAAGGATTGAATGTTCAGAGCATTGCTCGTGAGATGCAATCCGGAACCTGTAATGTGCTCGGTTCGTTGCAAAATTATGCGCGTCCAAGAAATAGGTCGAATGTAATCCCCACCTTGATACGGGATTCGATGGTTAAGCGTGGTTACCCAGAAGAAAAAACCGCGCCCGAGTTCGGAAAGGGACTTTGGCGGCATGCATGGAATGATATGACACAACCCGTGACTATGATAAAACAAGAAACCCTTGACACTTGTGTTGACCAATTTTGGGATGATATACAAGATGCCAAGCTGGATTATAAAAAAACAGTTATGGTGTATGATGACAAAACAGCCATCAATGGTGCTGCTGGAGTACTGTACTGCGACAAGATGAATAGAAAGTCGAGTATGGGATTCCCGTGGAGGAAATCTAAAAAGCATTTTATGCAACCTGTGGAAAGTAACCCAGGCGAAGATTTGATGACCTTCACTCCCGAAGTAATGGATATGGCGAAAGAAATTATTGCGACTTACCATCGCGGTGAAAGAGCTCACGCTATTTTTAGCGGTTGTCCAAAAGACGAGCCCATATCCCATGCCAAAGCAGAAGCTAAAAAAGTGCGTCTCTTTACGATGGCGAATGCAGCTTGGACACTAGTTGTTCGAAAGTATTTGTTATCTGTTATTGTTTTGATGCAGAAAAATCGCTTTTTGTTTGAAGCGGGACCAGGAATTGTTGCACAATCTTTAGAATGGCACGAGTTAATGAATTTTCTGACCAAATTTGGAAGGAAGAGAATCGTTGCTGGTGACTATGCCAAGTTTGATAAACGCATGCCTGCTACTGCTATTTTGGCTGCTTTCGAGATTATTTTGCGAATCTGTAAGGCCGCTGGCTACTCGGAAGAAGACCTCGCTGTTGTGCGAGGCATCGCTTATGATACGGCGTTTCCAACTGTGAACATGAACGGTGATGTTGTGGAATTCTTTGGGAGTAATCCCTCAGGACATCCTCTCACTGTTATAATTAACAGTCTTGTCAACTCAATCTATATGCGCTATTGTTTCTTTACTCTCCGCGAGGAGTATATGACTCAAAAATGGAGCAGTTGTCATTTTGACAATGCACTCGGAAAGTGGCATACTGGAAGTGAGTGGTCCTATGTCAAGGATCGAGAAGAGTTTGTTTACCTTATTACCTTAAGGTTTAAGGATGCTGTCGCCTTAATGACATATGGCGACGATAATGCTATGAGCATCTCTGAGAAATGTCCATGGTTCAATCATTCATCCATTCAACGCTGTTTAGCAATGATTGGAATTGATTACACTATGGCTGACAAGGAATCGGAATCTGTACCTTATATTGACTTTGAACAATGCAGTTTTTTGAAAAGAACCTGGCGCTATGATGGTGACTTGGGAGTGTATGTGGCACCTTTAGATCCAACTTCAATTGCGAAGATGGTGACAATTTGTACCGCTAAAAATAACATATCCCCGTCGGCTCATGCGGCAGAAGTAATTTCAACTGCAGTCCGTGAATATTTCTTTTATGGACGTGAAATTTTCGAAGAAAAGGTTGCGATGTTTAAAGACGTCGTTTCCGAAAACGATTTGGAACTTTACGTAAGCGAATCAACTTTCCCCACATATGAATCACTTGTTGAATCTTTTTGGTATTCATCTCAGCATGTAAATGTTGATGGAATCAATGTGGAAGAGAAATTGAAAGCCGCTAGAGGGCTTTCCGCTTAGAATCGTTAGTTTCTCCCATGGTGGCGGGTTAGGACACCAATATGGAGTAGTTCTCCCTAAAAACTCCCATTCGGATGGGTTAAGACCGGTGAGTAAACACAAAGAAAATCCTGAGACAACAGCTAACCCTTGCTAGGGCTGATCCCCCGACACATTGTACAAAAATGATTTCTTGCAAACATGCAGACCAGCGACAGGGCAGATTGTCGCAAAGCAGTCCGGGACGGCTAGACATCCCGGCGAACGTACATCGTCAAAGTACGCCAGTTTCAGTTGCTGGCTTGGTTTCAGCTGTAAGTTCGGATTCTCGACCCTCGAGTCCATCGATCGACGAATGGCATCCCTACTCTCCGGTTCTCGAACCGCGCGAGTATGCAAGAATGCAACGTCGTAGGACTTCTGCACTCGAAGATCCAACACCCCCTATCGTTAATGATTGTAAGTGTCAATGCGAAGTTCAGGCTGATGTAGTGGAACCTAATACGGCCGCTACTATGTATGATTTACAACAACAGACTACACATTTTTCAGACATGAATCCTGGCGAGCGCACAGAGATAGCCGCTATGGATTATGATGACGCATCATTTGATCAAACTCAAAATATTGACCTTGTTGGCTTTTTGTCTCGACCTGTCCGTATTCTGAATTTCACGTGGAATGAAAGCGATGCCGTAGGAACATCTCACACTGTGAGCCCATGGAACGCATTCTTCACTGATCCTCGGATTCAGTACAAGTTGAACAATTTTGCCTTCATTCGTTGTACGTTAAAGGTTAAAGTATTGATCAATTCGTCGCCTTTTTATTATGGCGCAATGATGATGTCGTATCAGCCTCTACCGACGCTGACACCAACGACCATCACAAACGATACAGGTACTCGTTACCTAATCCCCTATTCCCAAAGACCGCATATTTGGATTAATCCTCAAGATAATGCAGCTGGTGAAATGACTCTCCCATTTTTCTATCAACAGAATTTTATTAACGCGCAATCGGCGCAGAACATGACAGATATGGGTCAGTTAACATTTCTGAATTACACAACCCTCCAGTCGGCGAATGGAGTCTCTGGCACGGGTGTGAACGTTGCAGTTTACGCCTGGGCGGAGAACGTCAAATTGTCCGGCCCTTCGGTCGGCATTGCGACGCAATCCGAGGAGTTTGAGGTCCAGTCTGATGAGTATGGAAATGGCGTGGTTTCCGCGCCCGCATCTGCGATTGCAGCCGGTGCGTCCTACTTTGAGAGCATTCCAATTATTGGGAGATTTGCGACAGCGACAAGGATAGGTGCTTCTGCGATCGCCTCTATTGCTAGTATGTTTGGTTTTACCAACGTACCTGTGATAAGTGATACGGAACCCTTGAGACCTGAAGCTTTCCCCAAGATGTCTTCTTCTGAGATTGGTTTTCCGGTTGAAAAGCTCACACTGGATCCGAAGAACGAATTGACGGTTGATCCGACGACGTTAGGTTTAAATCCAACGGATGAATTGGCTATACCCCATCTCGTGCAACGTGAATCCTACTTGACTAGCACCAACTGGACAACGGCACAAACTGCTGATACGATCTTATTTACGAGTCTAGTAAACCCTCATATGTTTGATACTGATGGGGCGACAAATTCGAAGATTTACATGACACCGCCTTGTTGGGTTTCGGCATTGTTCGAACACTGGCGAGGTGATATCATTTTTAAATTCAAAGTTGTTGCTTCAAAATTTCATCGTGGACGGTTGAAGATCTCGTTTGATCCTTCAGGGCAATCCACTCAAAATATCGTACTGATACCGACTACCACTAACGTCGTGATGACCTCGATCATTGATCTTGGTGACAGTAATGAAATTGAGTTTCGAGTGCCCTATCAACAGGCTATTACCTATCTTTTGAAGCGCCAGAATTTTACGTCTGGCGATGTGGTTTGGAATACCACAACTAGCCCCTCCTTCACCTACAACCCGAACTTCGATAATGGAACCATTTGTGTGCGCGTTTTAACTGCACTCACTGCTCCCGTGGCTGCTGCCCCGGTTAGCATTCTCGTTTCCGTGCGCGGTGCCGAGAATTTGGAATTTGGAAATCCTTGTGAACCTCCTCATTTTTCTATATTCGCTGTTCAGTCAGAAGAATTTCCTGACCAGAAGGAAGAAAATCATCATATTTTGGGTACTGGTGTAAGCGGAAGAACTTCGCAAAAGAACTTGTTGCATTTTGGTGAAACAATTTGTTCATTGCGTCAATTGTTGAGACGCTCGACCTTGGTTTCCACCTCGGCCTTGCCTTTTGACACCACACACGATTTCGTCTTGTGGAAAAAAGTTTTTACAAAAATACCAGGGTTTTTCGGGTTTGATCCGAATGGGATAAATTCGGCCAAGGGCCTTGTCGTTACTACAAGTAATTTCCCATTTAACTATTCCCAGACACACCCGCTCACCTGGCTTTTGCCAGCGTTTGTAGCATATCGTGGGTCTACAATATGGTCTTTCAACACGGTTGGGGCTACTCAAATCGGCCACGTTCGCGTTTTTCGCGACAATGCCGTTCTCTATAACGTTGGAGAGTCTGCGCAGACACAAGCCAAATCGACATCATCGTCGACGGCAGCGTTCTTCTACAATAATACTGTGGGCGGCGCAACCGGGCAAGCTGTAACAAATCAGCAAACAAACGCAGGCATAAACGTTCTTTGTCCAAATTATGCAGGCTATCGTCTTCAGAGCACGAACCCAGTTTATGCTACGGCACCTTCCGCTAATGATGGGTCACTTCACGATCAATTCGTGTATGAGACTCTCACTAACGGTATCACTGCCCCAAATCCAAATGCGGTCACGGTATGGTCCTATTGCGGCATTGGTACAGATTTTAATATGTACTTTTTCCTCAATGTTCCTACGCTGTGGGCGTATACGACGACGCCGACGCCTAATTAGGCGTCTGGACCGGGTGTTAGAAAGCAGCCCGCCGATGAAATTTTGATCGAAACCGAGATCTTAATGGAGGAAAATAGCTACTCACAGGAGGTGGAATACCTTCCCTTAGAGCCAACTAAGGATAAATATTTGGTTAATAAAACAGTAGGCGTTGACTACGGCCCTTAACATTTAATTGCTTAGGATCAGTATTCCGTAGAGACAGTCGGCACGGTCGGCACTGTTTTTTCCTCTTGAAGAAAGGGGTTTTTGTAAAACCGTGGGGACGTTAAGTTCGCTTTGCAGTTGGAATTTCAGCATGGGCTTAACGGCCCCTGCGATCCTCCTGCTTTTGCCGGGGGTTTCAAAACTGTGAACTTATTCTTCCCCACGAGTATTAATCG